TGAATATTCTCGCAGATCACGGGGCAGACACGCGCCCCTTCCCCGATGGCCCGATCGTCCGAGCCGTCGAGCTCGCCCTGGTGCGGGAAGAGTTCAACCGCACCTATGTCGTCGACGGCGCCCCCAAGGATAAGGGCGACGCCAAGCGCAAGGCGTTTAACCGGGCGATCAAGGACGCCCAGGCGCGGGAACTCATCGGCGCGCGGGAGATCGGCGGCATCCCCTACACATGGCTCGCAACCCCAGAAGAGGCCCGAAATGGCTGACACCAAGACCACGCCAGTGCAGCAAACCTCGTGGGGCATCATCCGCTATGCGCCAGGCAGTGGTCGAGTCCCCGAAGATGACGCCGCCGGATTCGACGGATGGTACAGCGATCGCCGGGACGCCCTCGCTGTTGCCCGCGACTGGACCCGCCGCTTTCCGCAATGGATCGTTGCACTCGTCCGCTCCGATCAAATCTGGTTCGGCAACGGAGACTTCACGTCGCTCGCGGACAGGCCGCTGACAACCCACGTTGTCCGGTCGCGTCCGTGTCCGGTCTTCGCTCACACCGGACAAAAGCGGACGCGCGTCCGGAAATGTCCGCGTCCGTCACAAATTGTGGCAGATCATGGGGCAGCGGCAGTTGCGCGCCATGCCGCGTCCGATCTTCGCTCCGCGTCGGGCTTTGACCTCGTCGTTATATACGAGGGGAGATATCGCTTCGGCGCACCCTTCGGGCTGAGCAGGTGCTCGTTCGGCCTGGAATGCCATCCTCGATCATGCGCAGACCGCATGGATGAGTCTGGTCCAGCAATCGGTGGCTGTGAGAACGACTCAGCCGCAACGACTGATAAGACAATACGGAAAGTCTTACGGTGCTCGACGAGGCTATTCGGGGCGCGCTGATCGCCTTTGCCCCGAAAGGACCGGGGGTATGGCACCCGGCACCCGGCCTGGCCGAACGCCCGCCTTTTGCGACGACCCCAATCCCCAGAGCGCGCCGCTCCCAAAAGTTCGACCTGGCGGCCACCTCGGCTCCCGCCAGAAGGCACCGTCCCGACTGGTTTTTCAATAGATTAGGAAAACCTCCCACGGTGCGGTCGCGCGTGAGGGTTTGACAGCCGGTCGATTCTCGGCGAGTGGAGTCCCGTCGCGATTCGCGATGGTGGCACCGCGCTCTCCGGGCGAAGGACAAGCGCGGCGCCGAACAAGAAAGGAGGTCACATGGTGACCATCACGGTCACCGTCCTTTGGTTTGGAATCCACATCCAGCTATGGGCGTGGCTGTTCTAACCCAAGACGGTTGACCTGGGGGTGGCTCAATTCTCGGTTGGGCCACCCTCCACTCCAACCCGCCGAATCGACAAGTTGGTACGGCCCGGCTTAGCAATCGAGACTCTTTCCGTAAATAGGGAATCTCCTATCGCGGTGTAGTTGTGTGGATTAATTATACGCAGCGGTAGGTTGCGCAGCGATCACGCGGGCGGCCCTCGGCGGCCGGTTCGGCCGTTCGCCGCGCTGCGCGGCACGTGCATCGCTGGCCGTGCGGTTTCGGAGGCGCGAGGCGTGCTCGGACGCGGTCGAGCTGCTCGGTGTCTTCGACCAGGACGATGGCCAAGCCCAGCGCACCTAGTGTCGCGCCCAGCGACACGGGCCCGTAGTTTTTTGACCCGCAGAGCAGCTTGCTGGTGTGGCGGTCAGCCAAGCCGCCGACTGTGTCGACGGCCTCGTAGGTGGTCCGCAGCTGGGTGATGCGGCCGCGAATTGCGGCGACCAACTCGCCGTAGCTCCTCACCACCGCAAAGGGCTGCTCGCAAATCATGGCGAATCTTGAAGGCAGTGCGCAGCGTTGCGCAATGGCCTTTCGGTAAAAACCCCCGTTTCCGCGCGGCGAGCCCGGTGCGATTCGGTGCGTTGACTCAGGAATCCTCGCGATGATTCGCTGCGCGTAAGTCGTTAGAGGAGGCGCGCGCGATGGCACAGGACTTCGAGGCTATCACCGTCCAATTCAAGCGCGAGACCGCGAAGCAGTTGCGCGAGATCGCCCGGCAGGAAAACCGAAGCATGTCGCAGCAGATTCGGCACCTGGTCGAGGCGGGGTTCGCGGCAGAGTACGAGGCCGGGGACGCGGCGGCGTGAGATGCAAACACCGGAACAGATCCGCGTCGAGTTCACGTTGCCGGTGCCTCGGTTTGCCGATCTCGAGCGGCTGTCCGAGCAGAGCGGCATTCGGCGATCGGACCTGATCCGGTTCGCGATCATGAAGCTTGTGGATCGGCCCGAGGCGTTGATTGGCGGCCCGACTGCGGCGGCGGTCGATGCCCTGCAGCGGGCCGCCAGTAGCGGGGCCGGGTCATGAACAGTTTGAACACCGGCGGCGCTGTCGGACATGGCGTCGTCGTTGTCGCGGCGGCCTATACCGCTGTGATGATGCGGCCACGTTCCGGGAAAATAGCCGAGCAATCGGCCGAGGGTTTGGGACGGCGGGGCGTGGCCGCAACCAACGGGGGAAGGTGAGAGATGGCGAAAGACACCGGCGACGAGGATCTGCTCGCGGAATTCGAGCGAAAATTTAATTCCGATCTGCGCGAGATCGAATCGCTCAAGAAGACTCTTGCTGAGAAGCAGGAAGCATTCAAGGCGCGACACTTGCGCGTTTTGGCGGCGCTCGAGAGGGCGTGACCCAAATGGGCCAGTTCACACAGAGTGGCAACCTTGCGCACGATAGAGCTTGCAACCTAGCCCTCGGGGTCCTCCAAGGCGTCATCGCCGGCGCCGCAATGAGTCCGTCCGGGCAGGCTGCGGTCAATGCCGGGGAGATTATTTGGGCGCGGGCCGTCATCGCATCGTGCAAGGCCAACAATAGCTCGCAAGGCTTGGAAGCGGCGCTGTCGCTGCTGAAATCGCTCGGCACCGGAGGCACCTAACATGGACGACGCGCAACTCATAACGCCGGACGCCAAGTTGGCCGAGCTGACAGCGGCCTACGAATCGTCCCCGCAAGTGCGCCTTGATCGTGCGAAAGCCGAGTTGGAGCGGCTCGAATCGGATCCATTCCATGCCAACAAAGTCCTGACGAGCCACGCCGCGCAAAGCGACGTCGCGCGCCTGAAATCGCAAATCGCACTTGCCGAAGCGGATTTCGCCAAGGCGGCTGCGGCCGAGCTCGATCCCGTTGATCTCGCAATCGTCGGCGCCATTCCGGATAACTGGACCGAGAGCGGCCCGGGCGCCTGGCTGCGCGATCAAGTCGACGCCGTGCCGACGCTGCGCGACGCTGGGCTTCGTGATGAAGTTATCCGGCAAATTCTCAGCGACCAAACAGTGTCGAAAATCGAATATGACGCCGTCGCGAACTTGCAGAAGCGGCGCATGGCCGATCCCGAGTGGTGCAAAAAGCTGCTCGCCAATGACCACGCGACGGTGCGCGAATCTTTGTTGATGAGCGCGGTGTTGGCGTCCGAGATAGCGGCATGACCATGGCCGTCACCCGAGGAGGCCCGCCTGACGAGCCAGAATGGGGCCCGGCCATGATGGCGCTTCCCAACGACCAGCAACGGGCCTTTGTGTACCACTATGTTAGGTCGAATCCGCGTCGTGGCGCCCTGGTCGCGGCGGCACGGCGGGCGGGATACGTTGCCAACTCGACGCCGACGCAGCAGGCGAAATTTGCTTGGAAATTGTCGCGCGACCCCCGCGTGCTCCAGGCCATTACCGAAGAGTCCAGGAAGATTCTGTTTTGCGCATTCCCGGAAGCCGGCAATGCATTGGTCAATTTGATCCGCGATCCGGATCATCGCGACCACGGGCGCGCGATCGCCATGCTGCTCGACAGAACGTTTCCGGCCGAAACCAAGCATAACGTCGAGGTGGTCCACAAGATCGTCAATCCTGACGAGGAAGCGCTCGAGGAATTGCGCGCGCTACGACACTTGAACACGCCACGCGACAAGCTGCTCGAGCTGTTTGGTCCTAACGGCCTCGATCGCCTCGAGATGCTGGAGGCGGCCGACCAGGCGCGCCGGGCCGCACAGGCCAAGGTCATCGACGGGCAAATCATCGAAGGGTAGCCAATGGCAGACGACTCCCCGGATCCCGCACATCTCGTCAGGAAGGCACGCCAGGCCCTGACGTCGGCAGACGTTTCGCAAAAAGTTTCACCTTCTGGACTTCTGGGGACCCGGTGAATTTTACGCGCCGCAGCTCGAGCACTTCGCTCTTGGGTTGAATAAACACCAACGTTTAATCAGGGGTGGCAATCAGGTTGGGAAAAGCTTCTGTTGCGCGTTCGAGGCCGCCCTGCACCTGACGGGCTTGTATCCGCGATGGTGGAGGGGCCGCAGATTCACCAAGCCGACACGCGGCTGGGTCGTCGGGCCGTCCGTGCAGCTCGTCCGTGACGGGCCACAGCGCCAGCTCTGCTCGCGCCAGGGCGAATTCGGTAGCGGGACGATCCCGCTCACGGCGATGGTCGGCAGGCCCGTTATGATCCCTGGTGGTGTGCAGGCCATCGACACGCTGACCGTGACGCATATGACCAATGGTGTGGCGGACGGCCAATCGTCGGTCACGTTCAAATCGTTCGAGCAAAGATCCGAAAAGCTGCAGTCCGAATCCGTCGATTGGATTTGGATCGACGAGCGTTGCAGCGAAGAGGTCTACAGCGAATTGCTCGCACGCACGGCGGCGACGAACGGGATTCTGTTCCTGTCATATACGCCCCTAAAGGGCGGCGGCGAGCTCACCTATCGCTTCCTCAACGAGTACAATCCTGATCGCGCCGACACGCGGATTGAAATCAGCCACGCCAAGCACATCAGTCAAGAGCGGCGTGCGCAGCTAGAAGAGAACTATCTGCCGCATGAGCGGGAAGCTCGTATCCATGGCATTCCGCAGCTCGGTATCGCGCGGGTGTTCCCGTTTCCGCTCGAGGACCTGATGCGTCCGCTCAACCCGGACACCGATATCCAGCCGTGGGCCAAGTGGATTGTTGGCGTCGATTTTGGATATGGACATCCATTCGGCGCCGCACTGTGCGCCTGGGTTCATGATCTTGATCAGTTCTATGTCGTCGATAGTTTCAAGATGGAGCGCAGCGAGCCGTTGTACCACATCAAGCGGATCGCGGCGATGTGCCGGGGCGTGCGCGTACCGATCGCCTGGCCGCTCGACGGCTTGCAGACAGAGAAGGGCAGCGGCAAACCCTTAGCCGACGTTTACCGCCGGCTCGGCGCGCCGATGATCGCCAAGCACGCGCATAATCACGGCAGCGACAATAATCACGTGGAGCCGTCGATCGCTGAGATGATCGGGTACGCGAAGCGTGGAGCCTTCACGATTGCCAGCCACAATACCGAGCTCGGCGAGGAGATTCTCAACTGGCATCGTGACGAGGACTATAAGATCGTCAAATTGCGCGACGACCTGATCAGCGCAGTCCGCTACGCCTTCATGATGCGCCGTAGCGGCAAGCAGCGTGACGAGTGCGATGCGTATGGCCGCGCTCCCGGGGTCGAGTCGGCCGATGCGTACCACCCACGTTCGGTTCACCGAGATCCCAGCCGCGAGCAGCGGATCGCGCACAACGTCGATTTTGACGTGTTCAGCGGCCGGCCGTTGGGTTCGTCGGGTGGTGGGCTGGCGCGCGGCGTTGACTTCGATCCGTTCTGATAGGACGCACCCGGCTTACGGACGTAGACGTCGAAGACGGTTGCGGATTTTGTTTGTGAAAACTCGGACGCGGTGTCTATGATCGCCACCCCAACTTGGCTTTACGGTCGGCCAATTGGAGTAGTAGGTTCGGCCTGTCGCATCTACGACAGCGGCTCGCAAATACGGCCATGCTTCTGCATACTTGACGAGATCATGTTGCCGTGTCGGGACGACCTTCGGAGGATCGCCCTCCCCGAGCTTCACACCTTGGAGTCCGCTGCCGAGAAGAAAGTGGGTGGTGCCGACTTTTTTGCGAACCCATCTCGGAAAGAGTATGTGGGCGCGATTGAGATAGATTGGTCTTCGTCCGACGTTGTAGATGCCGACGACAAAGTATTGGTCCGGGGCTTCGGGGAAGTCCCCGAAGCCTTGCATGTCGAATTGGAGTGATACCAGCACCTTCGCGCGGTCGCGGAAATATACCAGCAGAGAGATGACAACACCGATTGGGCCGGTGATGGCTCCGATCAAACCGAACGCTTGGTCGTTCATTTTGTGGGTGTTCGCTTTGTGAGAAGCCTGAGTTCGGCCAGGCGCCCCGGCGTCAATGCGCGGTTACCTGTCCGTGGTCGCGCCGATAGTTCGCAATCACCTTCTGCTTCATCGCCTCGCCGAACACGCCGCAAGCGCCCAAAAAGCCTAGCATCCTGCTCTCCTGCGCCCATTCGCGGTTTGGCACGTCCGCGAGCGACCGGATTCCGGCGAGGATAGCCCAGCGCCGCACGTAGCGGGCGACGTCGGCGAGCTCCCACAATTCGCGAGGGTCGTCGTCGTACCCGGCCAGCTCAATGCAGAAGCACGCTTTCGGGTATTTGGTCGTTATCTGGTGCCAAACGTTGGCGGCATCCTTGGCGGCATCCCTCGTGAGCCTTCCGCGCGAACCGATGATGAGATGGACGACAGCGTGATCGCCATCGGGAGCGATATCGCTTGGCAGCGCGCCGACGCCATCAGCGTTATAGCCGACGGCATCGGCGCCCGGCGTTGCATTGATCATGTCGATCAGGCGATCGAGGTCGCGCCGGGCAGCGTCGCGCGCACGTTTAGGATCTTCACTCATTGGCCATACCTCTCTGTTAGCCAGGCAAATCGCGGCCATCGCCGGCAACATGAAGGGGATTCCCCGGTTTTATTGTGGATGGTGGTTAAGAGCCGCCAGCCCTCAAGCGGGAAACTTAAAAGAGCTGGCGGCCGGAGGCCTTGGCGCTTTCCAAGTGCGCCGAAACCTCTGTTGTCCGTTGGGGAAACGGACGAACCGTTATGGTTTCAAGGCGTGGTTGGATTGAGAAGCTTTTGCGCCCGCTCCAAGGCGTGCTGGGCGAGGATGATTGCCTCGCGGAGATCCTCGACGTCGTGAAAGGCGCCGCTCGCCATCGCGTAAGGCCGCAGGATCACGACGGCCTGGCGTAGCTGTTCGCGCACGGCGTCAGATTGGTGGTTGGTCATAGGACGCCTCCCCCCGAGAAGGCCTTTGGAATAGTCTCTGTACCAGCCATCGATCGAAGCTCCATTTCGTTTGGTGGTTAGGCCCGTCGCGGTGAGGCAACACCACGGCGGGCCGCCGTTTATCCCTCCCTGTCGCCGTCAGCGGTATGGAGCAGGAAGGGCGACTGCAAAGCAGAAAACGCGCCGGAAAGCCTTGCGGCCCAGCGGTTTCTACAGCTTCCAATGTCATTGACTCCGGCGGCCGAAGCGGCCGGAATATCGAGACCCTTCATCGCGGTCGTGTCCGCTTTGGAGGTAGGGCGATCGGGTCGTTACCAGCGGCCCGGTCGTCCGCATCGGCCAGGTTCTTGCGAACCTGTGGACAACTTGATAACACCTTGTGCGATGCGGGAGCAAGTTAACGGATGAGGAAGGCACGACCCAAAGTTAAGAAGCGCAGCCCGCTTTACGTGGGGTCAAAGCTGCTCGGCGTTCGCGTTCCGCCGCAACAGCTTGCCAGGTTGGCCGCCTGGATCGAGCGGCAACCGGAGCCGAGGCCGACCATTCAGGAAGCGATGCGGCGCCTCACGGACAAGGCGCTGGCCTGCGAATCAGCGAGCGCAACCTGATGGCACGCGCAGCACGTAAGGAGCCGACCGTTAAGGAGCTCGCCGAGCGCCTGGATACCCTCGAGGGCCGGCGCATCGAGCGGCTCGAGCAGTATTGCTCAAGCAGCGCGCGGACGACCGAGCCCTCGCCGACCAGCGGCACGCCGAGATCCTGGCTCAGTTCGAGAAGTTGACCACGAGCCCCCGCGACCAATGACGGCGCGCAGCTCAGGGATCCTAGCGCCTCAGGGCCTCGATTAGCTCATGCATCGCCTGCCGCATCAGCCGCGCCTCGTCCGCCATCTCAACCAGGTCGCGCCGCAGCCATGTCGACCGCAGACCATCCAACAGCGATTGCGCCTTGTTCAGCGTCGCCTCAACCAGTTCCGGGTTCATGATCACCTCCCGACCCGCGCCCGGCCCAGCGCCTCGATGGCGGCCCGCTTGGCGTCGGAATTGCCCTCGATGTAGCGCTGCGTCGTTGCCAGGCTGGCGTGTCCCGCAAGCTGCTGCACGTCCCGAAGCGAGCCGCCGTGCGCCACGATGCTCCGGGCGAGCTCGGTCACGAAGGTTCGACGGCCAGAATGGCTGGAGGCGCCATGCAGGCCGAGGCGGGCATAGAGCCTGAAAAACCACACGGCGATCGCGCCGGCGGACAGGCCGAGGTCGCGTTCGCTGTGGACAACGCGGGCGTCGGCGTCGGGAATGTCGTCGCCCTTGAGGGCTTGCAGCGCTGCACGCAGCGCCCCGCAGAGCGGCACCTGGCGCCCGCTGTACCCGCCCTTGCTGGCGCGGTCCCTGAGCTCGAGAACCTCGCCCACGTTCCCGCCGGCGTCGAGAATCATGCCCCAGGTCAACTTGCTGATCTCGATCGCCCGCAATCCGGCATTAACCGAGAGCAACACCATGACGCGGTCGCGCGCGGGATAGCGACTGTGTTCGACTTCCTCGAGCACCCGAGCGACCTGCGCCGGCGTCAACGTCTTCGCTTGCTTGCCCTGCGCCATGATCAGCTCCGGTCCAGCTCGGCGGGCCAGCGCTTGAGCGCCTTGAGCATTCCATCGTTGCGAACCCGGTAGACGGCGAGGGTCTGGTGGCTATTGCGGAGCACCACGTAGTCGCGGCCGTCGACCTCCTCCGCGCCAGAGCGGTGTTCTGACGGTTGATCGGCCGTGTATCCCTGGCGCTTGGCGTTGCGGAAATAAGCCGAGAAGGCTCGGCTAAGAATCTCGTCCATGTGTCCGTCCCCGTGTTTGCACAAACACAGTTTGCATAAACAGGGGTGACCGTCAAGCCTGGTCGTGCGGGCGCCCGAGCCTTAACCCTTTGTTGACGAATCACCCGCTATGACGTCCTGACGTTGCAACGTTGTGACGGGAGGACGTTATGCGCATTGTGACCTTTGCCAGTGCAAAGGGCGGGGTGGGCAAGACCACGTTGGCGATCGGCGTAGCGGTCGCGGCAACTCAGGACGGCGAAAGCGTCTACATGATCGACACGGACCCGCAGAGGTCCGTTGTGAGCTGGGCGAGCCGCAGGAAGGCGGAGGCGCCGGCGGTCGACGGCGCAAGCCCAGGGGTGCTCTTTGATGCGCTCGAGGGGCTTCGGCGCGCGAACTATAGCCTCATCATCATCGACACTCAGGGGGCGGATTCCGGCGGCACGGCGGCGGCCATGCGCGTTTCCGATCTCGTGGCCGTGCCGGTGCGGCCGTTCGCGATCGACGTGGTGGCGGTCGGGCCAACGCGGGACGCGATCGATCGCCTCGGCAAGCCCTATTGCATCATCCTCAACGCCGTCCAACCGCGGGTGTCGAGCCGAGTCACGGACGCAACGCAGGCCTTCGGCGGCAGGGTGGCACCCTCGATCGTGAATCGGTTCGCGCATGCGGACGCGGTCGCGGCCGGATTGGGGGTGACCGAATTCGAGCCGGACGGCCTGGCCGCGGCCGAGCTGCGCGAGCTCTGGGGCTTCATCAAGGGACGCTTGCAATGAAGGGACCCAGCCTGATCGACCTGGCGGCGCGCCCGACTGCCGAGGTCCGCGAAGTGGCGGCGACCAAGAAGGCGGCAAAGGAGCGCAAGAGCCTCCCGCACATCTCCGTCTACGTGTCGCCGGCGGTCAATCGAGAGATCCGCAAGTTGGCGCTCGAGCTCGATGTCAAAGCGCACGACCTGTACCTCGAGGGAATCGATCGTATGCTCAAGGCGCACGGCCGGCCGAGCATTGCCAAGATCGACGGTAAGACGTGATCGCGTCACAACGTTGCAACGTCATAGCGTCAAGACGTTACAACGCGACAACGTTAGATCGATGACGGCCGCTGGCGACGTGCCGAAGAGGCCGCCGGCGGAGGGTGTTGCCAAACCGTCGCAAATCACGGCAGCTTCGCCGATGGCGTAAGCTTGTCCTACGTCAGATGATTCGGGGGACACCGATCAAGAGAACCACCTAGAAACGCAAGAGCCGCCCACGAGGGGCGGCGCCTGGTCCGGCCGAGGCCGGGGAATTCGTGACCTGAACACTCACAGAATTCCTCACAACCGGGCCGCCGTCAAGCTGAAAGGAACCTAAACGGGTTCCTGTCACGGCGGAGCTTTGCCCAGCGCCCTCCTCGGCGCGGCTGCGCGTTCGCGCAACCGACGAGGAATTCATGCCTAAGCAGACACGGACCAAGGCATTCTTCCAATTCGAACCGCGGATAGCCTGTGACGCCAACACAAAGCACCATATCCAATTGGTGGTCGACGCAATCAACGCTCGACATAAGATGGCCGGGCAGCATCAAGGACCGATCACCAGGGCCTACGAGAAGGTCCTGAAGGTCCTCCTGTTCGACTTCCACAATTCCAAGACTGGTCGCTGCGACCCAGCGCACAAGTCTATTGCCGAGAAGGCGCGGTGTTGCCGAGACACGGTCATCGAGGCGCTGAAGGTCCTAGAGGAGCTCGGCGTCCTGACCTGGTGCCATCGACTGATTCGCCGGTGGGATGGCCCGTTGGATTGGTTCGGCAAGCCGACCCTAGCTTTGCGCCGGACCAGCAACGGCTATTTGTTCAAGATTTCAATTGTCGGAAATTACCGCACAAACACCTAAACCTGGTTCTTACGTTCTTAAATAGCGCAATGGAGGACCGGCAATACTCGTAACTGAACCGAAACAAAGATGATCGGAGCGGCCTACGGCCGCAAGTTCGCCGCCCATGTGCGCCTGACGGCGCGGGCGGCGGGGCTTAGCAATATAAGAACGAGGCGACTTAAACCGCCCTGCCCCGGCCCGATGAAACCTGGGGGAGGGTGACGGCGCGGCAGGGTACTGGGGGCTCGATGACGCACACGGGAAGAAGCGGCCAAGCTGCTCCGGTCCATGTTCGGATACGTCAAGGTTGGCGAGTGGCAGCAGTACGAGCTCTTTTCCGAGCCCTGCATCACGCGAGTGGCGAAGTTCGAACGGGCGGACAGTGAAATCCCGCTCAGCATCATCGGCTTGGACGAACATAAGTTCCCGGGCGGGGTCACAATACCGTCGAACATTGGTCGGTTCGACTTTGGTATCTGCATGGCGGCCTACGACGGCCGCGAGCAGATAAGGCACCCGCTCTTCACGCACGACATGAACAGCAAGACGTTCACGCTGTTGCGCGCCGACAACGAGGAACAGTTTGCCTATTCGATGGTGCGCTACAAGCGGCTCACCAAGGAAAGGTATGCGGGTTGGGGGCTTGTTGTGCCGGTGAAGTTCGAGCCGCTGGCCGCCAGTCTAGCTCTCAAAAAGGGATGGTACCACGACTATAACGGACCATTCGGGTACGGCGCACAGGTCCTGCGACCCAAGGATCACGCGGCAGCGTAAGGCCATGCCGCGGGCGAGAGCACAGCGGACCAGCAGCACGATCCATGTGGGTGTCGAGATCACCCGCGAGATCGACGGCCTGGTGCGCCGGCTCGAGGCACGAGCAGCAGCTGAAGATGAGAAGCATCCCGTTCAATCTGCAGATCTGCTGCTCGCTGCCAACTATCTTCGACTGATCTTTCCCGCCGGTCACCCTTTGTACCGTGTGCCCTGGGTGAGGAATTCACCCGCCTCGCCTCAGGCGTTCGCCGCCGAAAGCCTTGTGACCAGGACAGCACGATGACGCCGCTGGAGCCCGATCGGGATCAAATCGAGATCTTTGTCGATGCGCTATTCCGATACGCCTCCAAGGACGGTTTCGTGTCGTCGCGTGCGTTCTTCGACGGCGACGACGACAGGCCGTTCCGGATTCAAGGCGTGTCGCTCTCCGGCGGGCTTGGATTCCTGATCGACGTTGCGGAAGACGATGCGCGTCGGGCGGCGCAATCCCCAAAGCCTGTCGTCTTCTGCCCTCCGGTCGCGATATTCGCGAACAAGGACCGGGCGACAGAGAAGGACCTGGCGCAAGGGATCGCGTTGAGCGTCGAGCTCGACGTGCAGCCGAGGGCAGCGGTCGACAAGCTGGTCGCGATCCTGGGGCCGCCGACGGTTCTTGTGCGCTCCGGCGGCATTTGGGCCGACCCTGGTACTGGCGAGAAGCAAGACAAGCTCCACGCCTATTGGCGGCTAAAGAGCCCGGCGCAAGGGGGCGACCTCGAGCGGCTCAAGCGGGCGCGCAAGCTCGCCGCGGCCGTCGTCGGCGGCGATCCCACGAACGTGCCGGCCGTGCATCCGATACGATGGCCGGGATCGTGGCATCGCAAAGCCGAGCCGCGGCTATGCGAGATCGTCGAGGCAAGTCCGGACCGTGAGATAAATCTCGAAGACGCGATCGCGGCATTGACGTCGGCGGCGCCGGACATCGCAACCCGGACAACCCGGCTCAACGGCCAGTCGACATCGCACATCGACGACCAGCCGCGCGAATGGCACGAGAACATCAAGGGCATTACCGACGGCGAGGGGATGCACCCTTCTCTCGTGTCGTTCGCGATGAAGCTGCTCAAGTCCGGGATGCACGACGCTGCCGCGGTCAACTTTCTTCGCGGAATGCTCGAGAGCTCTAACGCCCCGCGCAATGAACGCTGGCAAAAGCGATACCGCGAAATTGTCCCGGCGGTTTCCAGCGCGAGGGAGAAGCTCGGGCCGCCGGAAGCGATCCTTGCAGGGCCGGATGCCGGCCAGGCTGCGGCGTATTTCTGGAAATGGAACTGGCATGGTGAGGCGCCGCTCTCCGACACGCGGCCCTATCTCGTAGAGAACGTGATCCCCGAAGTCGGCGCCGGGCTGATCTCTGGCCAGTGGGGCACACTGAAAACCTTCGTTGCGATCGCTCTGTCCGCGGCCGTCATGACCGGCGGCACCTTCATTCGCTTCCCGGTACGGCGAAAGGGCGGCGTGCTGTTCTTTGCCTGCGAGGGTGAGAGCGAGGTCGCGATCCGGCTTACCGCCGCGGTCCAGGCGATCGACAAGACCATTGAAAAGGCGCCGTTCGCCTGGGTCGACTCCTGCCCCCGGTTGCTCGACCCCAACGCGGCCGACACGCTCGGCGCCATGATCGAGCAGGGCGGCGCCATGATGCAGGAGAAATTCAGCCTCCCGGTCGTGCTCGCCGTCATCGACACTGCCGGAAAAGCCGCCGGGTATCTCAAATCAGGCGACGAGAACGACGCAGTGCTCGGCCGGCTGCTCATGAAGACGCTCGAGGCCGCAGCCAAGAAAACCGGTACAGCCATCATCGGAATCGACCACTTCGGCAAGAGCGCCGAAACCGGCACCCGCGGGACTTCGGCCAAAGAGGCCGACGCCGACTTCGTGCTCGCCACACTCGGCAATCGCGAGATGAACGGCACCGTCAGCAATACAAGGCTCGCATTGCGCAAACGTCGCGGGGGCGCCAATGGCGAGGAATTCCCGTTCCGCAGCCGCACGGTCGACATGGGCCCCGACGCGCACGGCGCAACCATGACGACCCTGGTTTTGGATTGGACTATCCCGCAAGGCTTCACCCCGGCCGACATAAAGAAGCCGGAGCGCTGGTCGAAATCGCTGCTGCTCCTGCGCAAGGCCCTGATGAATATTCTCGCAGATCACGGGGCAGACACGCGCCCCTTCCCCGATGGCCCGATCGTCCGAGCCGTCGAGCTCGCCCTGGTGCGGGAAGAGTTCAA